CTCACTATCCACCGCCCAATTGCACGACACGTAGGGATAGCTGGCGACCGCTCCCGTGTACGGAGCGGGGCGGAAGTGCAGCGCGTTGCCATAGAGTGCCCAGCCATCAGACCAACCGCTGAGGCCGTCACGGCGACGATACCCCCAGGCCCATGGCGTCGCGCCATTGATCTCGGTGTCGATCAACTGGCGATCATAGTCCGCGGGCAAGTCGAACAGGGTCGTCTCGCCATCGCCGGTGATCGTGGCGAAGCTGACCAGCGCCTGCCAGTCCTGATACTTGGCGATATCGGTCGCCACCTCGTTGGCGAGGTCGGCGATCTCCATCTCGAACGTCTCCGGCGAACCGAAGAACGGCGACGGCTTGCGGCCGGTCAGCCGTAGCGCAGCGGATTGGAGTGCGCCGAGGATCGCCACATCATGCAGCCTTCAGTTCGGCGAGCATCTGATCGAGCGTCGCACGAGAAGGATTGCCGCGCGGGCGTGCCCCGGTGATGCTGGCGATCTCCGCCTTCACGTCATCGTCGCTGCGCTCAACCGGGCCGATCATCGCGTCGATCTCGGAGGGCGTCAGCGCCACCTCGGGAACGATCGTCGACCGGCTCTCCAACTCGGCGATGCGAGCCTTGAGGGCAGCCACTTCATCCAGCGCTGCCGCACCGTTGTTGCGATCGGCCAGGAACGATCGCGCCGCCGCCTTGAGCGCGTTGCCGTTCATGCCGAGGTTCTTGAGATTGGTGCCTTCCAGCGCATCCAGCGCCTCGATGCTGTAGATCCGCAGCGCGCGGCATTGCGACAGCTGCTCGGGCGTCACACCGAACGAGCGCAGCATCTCCAGCGGCGTGCCCTGCGCTTCCTGCGTGTTGCCTTCCTTGAAGGCCTGGTACTGATCCGGCCAGCGCTCGGCATAGGTGATGACCTGGTTGCCTTCGCGCTTCCAGAACGACCCCGCCGGCACGCACGGGACGTAATTGCGCGAGCCCGCGATCCGGATCTCGACCATCTCGTGCAGTTCCATGACGAGGTGCCCGGCCGTTTCCGACTTCGGGATGTTCTCCACCTCCATCCACTTGAACAGCGGTGTGACGGTGATCTCGTGCATGTCGAGCGCGACGGGTGCGAGCATATGTACCTCGAAAAAGTGGCGGGACCGAAGCCCCGCCAGTTGGGGAGAGATCAGAGGTTCGCGTTACGCGCCCAGAAGCAGTCGCCGACGCCGAGAGCGATCGGGGCTGCGGTGTTGTTGGCCGCGTAGAACGTGCTGCCCGCACCGGCTGCGGCAGTGAACGCCGGTTCGGTGATGGTCAGCTGCGTGCCGTTGTTGATCGCCGCGGTGATCGCCGCCGATGCCTTCACGAAGCGATAGGTGTGCCCGTCGTCGCCAACAGCCCAATCGCCCATCTGCGGCGAGACGATGTTCTTGCCGCCGTCGTACCAGACGTTGCCGGCCTTCACGACCTGAGACAGATTGGGCCCGAGCGACGGGTTCATGCGAAAGGGAGAGGTCATGTTCCGTGCTCCTTACGAGGTCGTGCGGATGCGATAGGAGAACAGCGGGTTCTCCAGGACGAGGCCACCACTCCAGACGATGCCTTGCGCCACCGCGTCCTGGTTGATCGGGCGCAGGCCCTTGCCAGGGTGGAACGGCACGAACGACTGACCGGGGAACTCGTAGAGCGCCAGGCCATCGCTATCGATGCCGAAGATGGTGTTGACCGGCATGACGTTGCCGATGCCCCCCGCCGCGAACACGTCGACCGCGCCTGCGGGGGTCATGATCGACAGAGCCGAGAAGCCGAGCCGGGCCATGCGATCCGACATGATGCGCTCGTGCGCCACGAAGGCCGCGGAAATCGGCGTGTAGGACATCGCGTCCGCAATCAGGATGTCGGCATAGCGACCGTTGCGCGAGCGCGCCAACGCGATGCGCTCGACGATCGGGCGAACCGTCGTGGCATCCCACGTGGTGTAGCCCGCCACGTCGCCGGACGCGATGTTGAACGTGCTCGTGCGCCATGCCGGAACCGCCGCACGGTCGATGCCGCCGTAGGTGCCGACGTTGGGGACGATCGGAACCGCGCCGCCCAAGCCGATGATCTGGCGACCACCCGCGCCGGTGCCATCGCCGAACAGCGAGACCTCGAACTCTTCCTTCACCGCCTGTTCGGCAGCGTCCATGTAGAAGCCCATGAGGTCGATCGCGTCGTCCTCGCCCATGGTGTAGAGCAGCTCGGTGCCGTTCAGCGAGAACGGAGCGACCACGCGCGACCAGTTGAAAACGGCGCTGTTCAGCAGTTCCTTGGGCGTGATCTCGATCTTGTCGTAGCCCGTGAACCACTGTGCCGACAGCTTGTCGAACTGCACGGGCACGCGCAGCTCGGGTCCGCCGGCGGTCTTGGTCTTGATCTTGCCCTTGTCGCGCAGGAGCGCGGTCAGGGGCGTCGAGTTGTAGACGATATTCTGCACCTGCTTGGAGCGGCGTGCAGTGGCAGCGGTAAGCATCTGCCCATAGTTGCGATCGGAGTTGATAGGCACTGCGGCCTCCCTAAGCTCGGTTCAACCGGCGAAGTTCGGCGCGGAGGCTGTCCGTGACGCTTTCGCTGGCCTTGGGCTGGTATTCGGTCCTCTCGGACACGGAACCAGGGGCTGATTTGATGGACTTCGTGCCGCTGAAGCCATCGTCAGCGCGGCCAGGATCAAGGCTCGGTGCAGGTTCGATCGGATCGACATGCGAAGGCGGATTGATCCGCTCAGCCATGTCATACGCCGCCGAAAGCTTGTCAGTCGGGCTCAATGACGCAGGTACAATACCACTTTCGAGAAGCATTACAATATGGTCGTGCAATTCGTCAAAGCGCGGATGTTCGGCGCGGAAAGGGCCGATGTACTGATCTGCCTGCTGCTGCATCTGCATCGCTTCGATCTGCTGGCGAAGCTGTTGCACCTCGTTGTCGTCGTGCTGCGTTGGCTGCTGGACCTGCTGCATGGCCTGCTGGTAGCCGTCCGGCCCCATCTGCATGACGGCCTGAGCCACCTCGTACAGCGACAACTTCTGCCCATCCGGCTTAGTCGGGCCAGCCTCCAAAAGCATCTGCTGGATGCCGTGTAGCGGGTTTGCGCGAAAGGCGTTCTCTAGCGCATTGTAGCGGGCAAGCGCCTTGTCGAGCGTCGTGCCATTGCGCTCGGCGAGTTCAACGTACGGACGGACCGCCTCATAGCGCTCGTTGTGCTCTGAACGCTCCGCAAGCTTCGTCTCATAGTCGTTGACGATACGTTCGACCTCTGCCTGCACCGGACGCGGCGTATTCCGCCACAACTCCTTCGCCTGCGGTAGGGCAAAGCCTTTGGGCGCGACCTTGGCGGACAGATCGCGCGCACGTTCGCGTCCGTCCTTGTCGACCGGCTTCTCCTCTTTCTCCGCGCCCTTGGCGGGCTGTTCGGTCTCGTCCTTCTCGGCAGGCTCGTCCTTGGGCTCGGATGCCTTGTCGTCCTTCGCCGGTTCGACCTTCGCCTTCTCGGCATCGCGTTCCTTGCGATCGTCCGCTTTGAACACGTGGCGCAGGTCGTCGCTCGCAGGACGCGGCTTAGTGTCGTCGACCTTTGGCGTATCCACGACCGGCGTCTGTCCGCCACCGGCTGCGCTAGGCGTCGGCGTGGCATCGATCTGCGTCGAAAGCGGCTCGGCAAGAACGTCGGTCATGTCAGTCCTCGATCATTGCGACAGGCGGCACACGGCCGTTCTTCACGTCCTCGATCCCGGCCCGGATCGCATCCATCTGCGCATGCTTGTCAAAGGTCAGTCGCGGACGCGTCACCGTCTCGTTACCGACCTCGTGGTAGCGCTCGCCCTGCGGGTTGCCGCCGGGATCCAGCGTGGCCCGGAACGTCGACAGGCTGTCGGTCATCCGGCCATCCATGCCGCGGATGGGCCGGATCACGTCCGACACCACGCGCGGGGCGGACAGGCAGCGCTGTGCCACCTGCCCGCACTCGCATCGCTGTTGGTCGCCGAGCCGATCCAGCTTGACGAAACGGTCGAACCGATGTCCGGCGGCGCACAGATGGTCGTAGAGCGGCATCAGGGCTTCGACTTGCCCCCGCTGGAAGCCGTATCGACCTGGCTAACCGCCTTCGCGTCCGACGCTTCCACATCAGGCTTGCGCGGTGCCTCGAAGTCGTAACCGGCGAGCCACGCGTCGTGCTCGTCGCCCTCGACATACGGCGCATCGTCGCGGCTGATACCGGCGCGGCAGGCGGTGCGACCGACCTCGAACGCGGGATGCTCGACCTGCTGCTTGGTGGGTTTCTTCGACATGTCGGTTCCTTTTCTCAGATGACTTGCGCCGCGATCTCGTTGATCAGCGGACCGGGGATGCCGCACTCCGACATAGAGGCGACGTTGACGGTGTGGGCGATGATGGCAGCCTCGATCAGCTTGGCCTCGCGGCCCTGCGCGCCCAGCTCCATCAGGCGACGGACGTCGGTCGTGCCGGACGTGATCTGCGCGGCGACCTCGGATGCGAGCGGCTGCGACATGCCCCGCTCCATGAGGCGTGTGGGATTACCTGTTGCCATCGGCTGTCTCCTTGG